GTTGAACCGGCTTGAACCGGCATTGTTTCAGTGTTTTGAACTGCTTGCGGATAACTTTCCCTCATTTGATTCGCAATCGTGTTTTGGGTGAGTTCGTTGAACTCGCCGGGCGTCATGCGTTCTATCTTCGACTGCCCGCATGGGTCCGCGTGCGCTTGTACGCCGTTGACCTTCTCCATCGCGCCGCTGAGAATGCTGGCCCATTCGCGTGCGGCCTCGCGTTCCTTGCCCTGACGGTCGGGGGCGACCTCTTGGATGAATCGTGGTTTGAGCTGGCTGATGGCGTCGAGCGCGCCCCGGTGGCCTTCCTGCGCGAAGTTGACGAGCGCCCATACGGCCTGCAGGGTGGTGTCGTGCCTTGAGCCTTTACTGGCCGGGTTTGACAGTGTTTTGTGTAAAAACGTGTTGATGGCCTTGCACATGCGGGCGTCGTATGTGCCGGTTTCGGGAGAAATCAGGGTATTAGAAGTTGGTCTCGGCGTCGTATGCTCCGGTTTGCGCAGATAATCCACCCATTTCCACGGCAGGGTAGCCAGATCGCTGATATGGGGGATCTGGCTGGTGGTCGAGCCGCTGGGTGTGTACCAACAGTACATTTCGCCGGAGGGGTGGATGCTTGGCCATACGACGGAATACCTGTGGCCGGGCTGCAGGATGTCGACGCCCTCGATGGCGCCGCCCTTCCACGCGAGCCCTTCGGGCACCTTGTAGAACAGGTGGCGTGCCGGACTGTCGATGCCGTGCGCCGTGCTGCTCCACGTGGCCGGAAGCATGCCCAGTTCCTGAGAGAGTTCGCTGATGCCTTTCGCCCCGTCCGCCTTGACCTGGTGCCCTTGTTCGGCGTCGATGTCCAGAACCAATACGCCTTCGGGGATGACGATGCCCGTGTTCGCAGTCGGATCCGACTGCGACCAGAACCGCACCTGCTCGTCGGTGACGGGTTTGCGGCTGCGTCCAGTGAAACCGCTGGGTGGTGGGGTCTTGCGTCCCTCGGGCAGGGGGATGACCTGCATCCAGCCCGCCGCACGGTACAGTGGCGCGGCTGCCGCGTATCCGTAGATGTCGGTCATCCTTAAAACTCCTTTGATGTGATGTGAATATGTGTGGTGCCGTGCACGCCTTTGCATGCGTGCCGGCCGCTTGGATACGGCTACGGCGGTCGGGACTGGACTCAGTCCTTGTCGGAATCCTTGTTCTTGTGCCAGCCCAGGAGCACGAGTCTCACGCTCATGAGCTGGAGGCTTTCCGAGTCGACGTCACGGAAACCGTCCTGATCGGAGGCGAGGGAATCCATGTCTTTCATCAGCTCGAGCCACTGGTTCTGCAGGTGTTTCAGCAGTTCGTCCATCAGAATTCACCGGTTTCCAATTGCTGTTCCGAGCCGCCGTGGTTCTGCGGCTGCGCCTGGTCGGTGACGGCCGTCACCGCTTCGACCGGCACGCCCAACAAGGCGGCGATCTCCTGCGGCGGCTTGCCCAACGCCTTTAACTGGTTGACCTTCATCGGATCCACCTGCTGCTGGCCGAGCTGCACAGGCTGAACAGATTGCTGCTGGCCCTGCTGTGCGGGCGGGTTCCACGGGTCGGTTGGGGCCGGCTGATACCCCTGATTCGGGGCCTGTGCCGCCTGCTGTGCGGCGTACTGCTGCTGCGGGTAACTTTGCTGGGGCTGCTGCTGGAGGGGCTGCTGTGCGGGCTGCTGGGGCTGGCCCATGGCGAGATCGGCCGGCGACTGGTGTTCGATCACGTATTCGAACAGTTTCGGCGGCTGCGGCAGATTGCCCTGCGGCCCGTAGCCGGTGAACGTGGCCGTGAACCGGTCGCCCGGTTTGACCTCACCGGCCTTCTTCAAACCGGCGTTGTGCAATGCCTGCAGCCATGCGCGGCGCTGCACGCCCCACCCTTTGATATAGACGGTGCGGCGTCCGTCATCATCCTCCACGTTCGGGTCGATGATGCCGGTGTCGATGGTGACCAATACCTGCAGGCGAGGCGAGCTGTCGTTCCAGAACGCCGGCTGCTTGGTCTGGAAGTCACGCACCTGGTTCGCGGTCACGTTCTCGATGATGCCGGTCACCCTCGTGCCCGGCATGCTGTCCTTCGTGAACGCGGACTTGCCGGACTGCGAGTCGATCTGGTTGAGCATCTGCTCCGCGCTCATCTTCGGAGCCATCGGAGCCGGCTGATAGCCGCCATACTGCTGCTGGCTGTAAGCCTGCTGTTGCAGATATCCCTGCTGGGGATAGCCGTACTGTTGCTGTGGTTGTTGACCGAACATTGTGTTTCCTTTCGTTATTCGGTGAACTGGTATTCGGATTCGATTAGGGGGATGAATTGGAGCCATTTGTCGGGCACGTCCGGCCACGGCTTCTCGTCGAACTCGGGAAGCGCGCTCATATCCGGCCACACGCGCCCCTTGCATGAGAAGCACTTGTCGGGGCCCGCCGCTGGCAGTTGCTTTATCCAGCTGTCGCGCACGTCCACGCCGTCGGACTGCTCGATGATGTCCATGAGGTTGACGAGCAGCTGGGCCCGGGCCAACGCCCATTTGCCGGGCTCCGGGTCGAACCTCGTCTCCCAGGGCAACGCATCACCCAGACTGGTCTTGTTGCGGGGCAGGAAATAGATGCAATTACGCTCCACCAGTTCGCCCTCATAGGTGAGTCCCATGCCGTAGAGGCTGGCTTGCACCCGGTATTGCTGGCTGGGTCCGTGCGCTTTGACCTTGGTGACCGTCGTGTTGCCGACGATCTTCCAATCGATGGTGCTGTGGGTCTCCTTGTCCCACAAATCGATACTGCCGGTGACTGGGTAGCCAGCGTGCAATCCGTTCAGATGCCCGACTCTCACGCGTTTCTCGGCCTCGAACCTTTTCGTAGTGTCATTCGGCCATTGACTGTTGGGGCCGATCCACGTGTCCATCGCGTTGAACATCTGCTCGAAGTGGGCGTGCACGCAGGTGCCGATGAACGGCAGCCAGCCCGGCGAACGGCGTTCCGGCCAGCCCGCCAGCTTCGCCGCCAGGCAATGCACGCAATCCGTGCCCAGTTCTGACGGGCCTATCTCACGCTGCAGTTCGCGCGGAGCGTTGGCGATATCCGCTTCGATGAGCTGGCGGATCTCCGGCCACAGTTGCGGCTCCTCCATCGTGCCGATTTTGGTCTTCGGCGTGACGGGCGGCTTGCCCATATCGGGTGCCGTTTGGGTCATGGGCGGCACGTCGACCGGTATCGCGTCACCCTGCTGTTGGGCCTGGGCGACGGCGAGAATGGCATCATTCATGCTCATGGTTCTTCACCTCCTTGAGAAAGTCGTTGATCTGTTTCCTAATGTCCGCCAACGCGGTTCTGCTGAGCCGTGTAATGGCCACCGCCTCGTCCGAGTTGTCGAAGCGCAGCGTGTAGGTGCGGTCGCCGTCCTTCGCGATGGTTACCGGTACGCTGCCGAAAGTCATCGAATGAATGGAATGACCGGTCTTGCCGCCCTGTTCCAATTCATGGGTGGCCTTGCGGATGCGTTTGGCGACCTCGAAGCCCAGATCGGCGATGCGCTCCGAACGGATGACGTACAGGTCGTCGGTTAGCTCGTTGCCGTTCTCGTCGTGCAGGTCGTAGTCGGCGATGGCGCTTTCCACGATCTGGGCGATGCCCAGGCTGGACAGTTCCGCGCTCATGAGACCACCACCGTCGGCTTGCCCGACATCGCGTAATCGGCCACCGCGTCCGACGTCAGCAGCTTCTCCAACTGGCTGAGCGGCCTTGGCTTCAACTGGTAAGCTCCGGGATACTTGGTGGCAGGATAGGCTTTTTCGAACGTGCCGGCGTTGATGCGGCGCGCGCCCGGCTTGACCTGCACTTTCAGATTGCCGGCCTGGTAGGTGCCGGCCGGATGCGAGTCGAGGATACGGGCCTTCAGCTCGTCGACCTCCTCCTGGCGGATGGCGATCTCGGCCTGCAATTCGACGATGCGCGCCGCCTGAGCTTCGAATAGGCCTTGGCGCAACCCCTCGTCGGGATTCTTGGTTTCGACTTCCTTG